GGAAACACTCATTCCTCTAAACATCGTTACATTTTTTGATAATGGCTTTACCTTCTGAAATGCCTCTTTAATAGCGATTGAATCAAAAGTATCTTTGCCAGCCCTTAGCGTGTTGTTTACTTCAGTAAACTTAAAATCTGTATAATCACTTATTGATTGTTTCTCAAATTCTGTAAGAACTCCAGGCAGATAGCTAAACTCATCTTGTACAAACTGCTTATAACCTTCTTTCCCAATTGCTTCATATTTAACCTTTTCCTGCTCTTTTGGTTCCTGTCTTTCCGGCTGCCCATCTGTCACCTTTACCCATTTACCTTCTGCAACTTTTTTATATTTACCATCTTTCCTGTCACTGATAGCACCTATGGGCTTTTTAGATTTCTTAACACTTCGCTCTATCATCCCCCCAGTCGGACCGACCAACTTTTTAACTAACTCATCAATCAACTCTTCAGGCGTTCCCTCAAAGCTTTCTGATAATGTTATCATATCCTCCTCCATAACCCTAAATAGCGCCCACAAATCTAGTTCTAGTGGTGCCATCAATCTATCCGCCTGCCCCTGCGTAATTTTTTTATCCGTTAACTCTGCAAGCATCTTTTTCTACCTTATAATGCATCGCCTTTTTATGGGCGGATAAACTTCCAATCACCCTAAGTTTGCACTCATTACAAACTATACAATCTCCAGTTTTATGTTTTCCAACAATACCGGGTTCTAAATCTACATGCACTGTACAGTATTTCCACTCCCTTAATCCCATCATACATTTCTAACATTCACCGGGGAAAACGGACTTCCGCCTGGTTGTTGCTGTTGTGCCCCATCACTCGGCAGAGAATCATTTCCCTCTGCGATTATCGGATCATCTCCCCGGTCCTCTCTAATCTCATTTTTAGTATACGTACCGGACTGATTCTTTGCAGTATCCAGCTCAACCTGTTCAAGTTCGCTTAAAGCATCATCATACTCAAATTCCCAATCAGAACCGTATCTATAATTAATATTATCTGTCCACATTGTTTGATACGTGCCAATAATCGGTTTTGTCCCTTTCCCTTCTTCAATTTCTTTTTGACTTTCAGATGTTTCCCGCCCACTGGTAAACTCACCACCGGCCAAGTTAATTTCCATATTCGTTAGATTATAAATAAGAGCTGTATCTCTCAACAACTTATCTTGCCTGATAGACTGCGCTCCGAATGTATCCGCCTTGGAAATATCCATAACTAGCGGGTGACCTACTCCTGACAGCGTGGCAATCGCACCTTGACGCATAATATTTAATTTCTCTTCAATCCGCCTCTGTTCATCCGTGTCCATTGGGAGGTCCAATTCCCCCGTTAAATCTGCGAAAGGTGTTGGACTCCCAAATACAATAAGCTTTTCTGGTTCTTTTGTCCCATCTGCCCGTTCTGCTGCGAACTGATCAAAAAGTAACTGCTCTGCTGTTTTGTTGATAAGAGCATCAAGCGGGACATATCCGTATGACCTGGCCGCACTAGGCAGATAATTTTTGAAATAAATTTCATCCTTAAAATATATTTTCGGAATATTCCCCATTAACATCTGAGCATATGCTACAAACCCGCCAACTTTTTGACTCCTAAGCGGATAAGTCGTTCCACCAGGGAGAACATACAGGTTGTCAATTATTTGTCCATTCCATTCTCGATATTCAGCAGCTGCTCCATGCAAAAGATAACTCTCAATCCATTTTTTAGTAAAATCTGCAAATGTATCCTCTCGGTTTGGTTTTTCAACCCATTTTCTAATTATATCCTTATGTTTAGATATTCCTACTGAAGTAGCTTTTTTTTGTCTGAATATAGCTTGATCAAAGTTACTTAAATCATCTTTAATGTCCGGGAACTTTTTTTGTACAACATTTCTTATCCTCATCCTGGTTAATATTTGTTTCATATCTTGAGGATTATCATATTCAGTAAATATTTGTTTTAAGTTTTTGATTGAGTCATAATATTGGTCAAGTTTTTCTGATTTATGAATTATCGCCCACTTAAGGCTAGAAATTCTATTCATTCGGATACTGATAACAGCCTGTACATATGTAGCCGTTTGCATTATCCCTATACGTTCTTCTGGAGTTAAGCAAAAATATGGCGTCTGGATATATCCAGTTACCATATCGCCTTTTTTCGTTTGTCCTGTGATTGCTCTTAATTCTGTGGAGCTAAAGACATTTAGCCCCCGGTAGTTTTTCTGCCTTGTGTCATGTTGAGGTAGAGGAGAATAGCTAGAATCCGCAACTTCCCACATAAACTATTCTAAATCTATCATGTTTAGTTGTATATGTCAACTACTTTTTAACTTTTTTATATACATTGTGTTCTTTTTTAACATATCCGTCTGTCCCACATATCGTACCTATAGAAATTGAATACAACTCAATTTCATCAATTACTCTGATTCGTTGCTTTTTATACCCAAATATGTTTAATATCAAATTTGTGAATTTATGCCATGCTTTTTTAATCATATTACCCCCTTTTTATTATTTCACCGATTGAGATATATTTTATTCCTGCTACCACACTTTTTCTGCAATTGTAACAGATCGGGATTGTGCCGTCAAATTGTTTAGGCACCCCGTTATTGTTTATGTAAGTCCCGGCTATTTCTATTTCCGTGGTGTTTCTGTTATTACAGGTTATACATTTCATTTTTCCATCCTTTTAAAAAGTACGATCTCTTATTTCATCCCATTCCCAAAAATCACAGACATTATTTATCCATATTGGATGCTTACCGGCATCGCACTCACTGTACATATTAACACAATTCCCACAGCATTTTAGATTTTCTTTAGACATTGGAGCGGAGTTTTTCTTACGCTTGATTTTTTCCAGTTTCCGTTTTTTAATTTCTTGTAATCTTTTTATTTTTTGCCTTTCTTTATACGTCATTCCCTTTACCATGTCCTTATCCTTTCACTCTATGCTGTAACCCTTTCACAAGTAATATTAACTTTTTTGCAATTAGACAATAGATCATCGGATCAAGCCATTTCTCGCCTAATTCATATATATATGAATTTGCTTCCTTAATTAAAGCCTCTCTTCGTATAAAACTTGTTTTATCTTTCCTATCTATTTTCATTATTTCCTCATTATGAAAATAACACATAAATCCATTTTCTAATGTATTACAAAGCTTCCGCACTTCTCTTGTATCTGGTAAGGCATTAATAACGACGATCTTAACTTTATATCTCTTTAATATCATTTCTAAACTATCAATAGTTGGCACATTCAAAGTATTAACTATCTCCACATTCCCATATCTATTTATTTTTCCTATTATACATTTATAACCTGATTCGTAATCTATGCCAGCGATAAAATTCCCCCTTTTATAATATCTAACAATTTTTAATTTATTCAACCATTCTTTTATTCTATTCATTTTCCTATCCTTTCAATAATAAAATAAGCCTTTTTGCCATCAGGCAATAGGCCATTGCCAGAAAATAGTGGTCCGGCAAGCCACCCGCAACCCATTCATAAACTCTCCGTTTTTCGTTCAATGCCCGGACACTTACTGTCATATGTTCCAGGAATTCCTTATTACTCTTTGTATTATACGGCAAAAGAACGGCCTTTGTCAAGACAGCCTCTTTCACAGCATCCAGGGCAGGGGTCCGCTGTACTGTAATGATCTTTTTTGCCAGGTCGGTAGTATCCGATTTCGTATTCCCAAAATAGCACAAGAAAAACAGCTTAAATTGATTAACTATTTTCCGGGCTTCCCTGGTTTCCGGCAGTGCATCAATCACACCAACTTTGACATTGTATTCCCGGAGTGTAGATATTAAAGCATCTGTATCCATAGTTTTGTTTATCAACAAAGTTTTAAATGTACCATCCGGTAACAATTTCATTATGATATAATGATAAAACTTTCCAACGTCTACACCAGCTATACACAGCCCTTTTTCTTTCCCCGGGGCATAATCCTGGATACATTCTAACAGCATTTCCAGAGATATCTTTGATCCCTCTGCAGTATAAGCCAGGCCAAGGTCCGCATTAAAAAACCGCTGCATCTTCTGATCGTCTTTCAATGCATCGTTAAATGTATCATAAATATCATATAACGATGAAGTGCCAGCAAAAAGCTTTGATGTATGCCGACCACTTTTGATCCTACCTGGATAAGTCGGGACCCACAACCCCTTAGATTTTCTATCTACAGCTCTGCCACAGTTATGACAAATCGGATAAATATCCCTGCCTGAATTTATATCCCATTCCTGGTCTATCAATTCATATTGGCCTTTATCAATTTTCCTTACAATATGTTTGAACCAATCAAAAAATATCCATTCACCACATTCACATTTGATCCCCCATTCTTTTTGATCCGTCTCATTAAACTCTGCATCAATATCCATTCCTACGAATTTAGGATTACCCCGTTTATACTGCAATCTATATTTTGAATGATCCAACCTTTCCCTGGCCATTTTAATGTTTTGCGGATCACACTCTGCCATCTCTTCGATATCAACCATATCAGCAGGATATGAAGTGAACGCTGTTTGTGTATTTGACGTCACTAAATACATATTACCATCGCCGATGTCTTTCATGTGCATCGAATCTGCTGACTTTTTATCATTAGTTTTAACTAAAGTTTGATAATATGGAGTATGCAACAATGACTTATTTAATCGTTCCTGTACAAATTGAATCAGAAGTGTATCAGTAGGCCATACACAAAAAACCCTTAATCCTTGAGCTGCTTTTCCTATTTGTCTAAGCATAGCGATTTCTGTATGTCCTGACTGTGTGGACTTTTTATCTACCTGGTACGGTGATTTATCAAGGAGTATTCCTCTTGAGTATGGATGACTTTTAAAATCTAAATATTCATTTTTATGTGTTTTATGATGTTTAATAGCTAACCATAGAATGAAATTATCTTTTTTTAATGCTCGTTCAAACTTAGCCGCCGTCATCATTTGTTAAATAGTTCTCAATCCTCTCATGCAATACATGCATACCTGAATTGTTTAGAATCTGTTTTATATCATTCTTAAACTCGGCCAGCTCTTTTTTTGCTATTACAGCGCATACGATACAATTGTCTGCCATTTTATATGTTCTGCAATTCTTACATTTCTTCATTTTTTCACCTTTTTCTTCCACCACTTCTTTTTCTTATGAGGCGGTACACAATGATAAACTTCATCGCCATCTGCATTATATCTTACAGCACTCATTAGCCGTCTCTTGCATTTAGGGCATACTATTCTTTTAGGTTTTTCACTCCATTCACTTTCTTTATCAAGTGGTGCTAACGTATTTTGTATATTTACATATCCATTCAGTGACATTTTATCGAAATATTCACATTTATCTTTTTTTTTCATGTTATACCTATATACAAAACTGCAGCCAAATAAATACAGATATACCTATTGTTTGTAATATAACATTGCGTCCAGAAACCTCATATTTTAATTGAACGTTTCCCACATTTAGTCTGTCTCTTATACACATCTCCGAGCCCACGAGACTAGGCATGATCTCGTATGCCGT